GGTCGGTAGGTCCTGCGAGGGCTCCTGTGTGTGTCGTGGCGTGGGAAAGGCCGAGCATCTTGGAGAGTTCGGCAGAGTGCATGAACACAGTAAAGGAGGCTGCTGATGAAAAGAGGAAATGGCCTTCGTCTGGCAAGTACTCGAGGGTCAGGGAAGTGGTGGTGAGAGCCTGAGCCAACCCGTAGACCGAGTAGAACCCTGGGTTGATGGAGACGTTGGAAGAGTTGACGGCCAGGACGTTCGAACCTGAGGTCAAGTTGTACATGGTGTTGGGGACGCGCGCGCTGACCAGGTCGACACGCTCAATGTCCTTTATCGGCGTGGTCAGGTGAAGGACGTAGCTGGATCCGCTTGGGTACAGGGCCACGTCACGATTCTTGGAGTCGGCGAAGAGCAACCTCGTTGTTGCCATCTACTTTTACAGGGGAATTTAAGCTGTTAGTTTGGACTCGAGGAGTGCGAGTCTCTCGGTCAACATCTCGATAGTCGTCTGTTGAGTCTTGACGAGTGCACTGAGTTCCTTAAGGCCACCGAACCCGACCGCCATGAGGTAATCGTGATTCACCATTCGCGAGTCATCAACCTCTGGGCCCACGACGAAGAGTTTGTCCTTTGGAGCCTTTTCGAATTTCACTTCCAAATTGTCTAAATCGATGACGCGTAGGATGTCTATCTTGGTCTTGCCGTTTTTCAGGTCCACGACCTCGAGTTTCTTCTCGATAGTGATTCCGTGGTTCTTGATTGTCACGGTCGTGTCCGTGAACCCTTCAGCCTGACGGTAAATGGTCGGGACCACGGCCGTCGTCCGACCCACGGCATCCGGAACAACCGCTTCGACCTCTTGGGCGAAGAAGCCAATCTTCTTAGACGAGCCCTTTTCGACCTTGTCGATCCACGAGTATTGATGGACCTGTATTTGTTCTACCAAATTTAGGTACGACTCCGTGGGGGGTTCTTCGGGAATTTTGGCGCGACGATCGGAAATCCCCGCGAAGGAACCGGCCGTAAGAATATCATTTTGGCTATAAATACTGGCTGTAATACCCCCGGAATAACTCGCGATTGTAGTTGTGGTACCATTAAAATATTTTACAGTATTTGTGGTGCCTACACCGGACGCCACATGCAAGGGGTAAGATGGACTCGCCGTCCCGATGCCGACGTATGGATTATCACGCATAATTGAAATAATTTCACTCCCAGCCGATGATGCGGAGTGTCTTTTTATGCTTAGGCGCGACGATGCCACGTTGGTGAATGAAAACCCATATGAGTCGTTGACCTCCATCATGCGAAACGCGCATGAACTGGATGAAGCGATGCGTATAGTCCCGCCATCAACTCCATACGAACCGACGTCGAGCGTGTACCCAGGACTCGCCGTCCCCACCCCCACATTCCCTCCATTAGGGTTGAGAAGCAGAGGATAATTCGTAGCCCAGTTGGTGTCGAGATGATTCTGAAGCCACATGTTTCCGTTCGAGATGTTCCCCATGTCGAGGCACACGGAGCCGACCTGGAACCTCGTCGCGACGTTGGACGTTCCGGAACCAGTCGTGTTTGGGATTCCTGAATTGGCGAAATACGTGTTCAGAGGTGCGGCAGGATTCGTCGTCCCGATGCCGACATTGCCGCCGGTCATGTAAACAGTCCCACCCGTGATAGCCGTTGTCGTGCCCTGAAGTCCAATCTGCGACCCGCCCGCGCCATTTTGTATAGTAAGATAGTTACCTGAAGGACTAATTATATATCTACTTGTTAATTGCCCTCCAGATAAATCGAGAGTGCTTGCCGGACTCGCCGACCCGATCCCGACCCGCCCGTTCGCCGAGTCGTAGAACAGCGTGGACACGGTCGTAGGCACACCCGAGTTGGCTCCGTAAAGGATGCGGCCGGCCGTGTACGTCGTGCTCAGGGACCCCGCGGATCCACCGACGCTCAGGGACGCCGCCGAGCCCGTAAGATTGGTTCCGGGGCCGCTGAAAGATGAACTCGCCGTGATCGTCGTCCCACTGACCGTGTTGGACCCGGCCAGGGCTCCATACATCGTCGTGGCTGATAAAGTCGCTGCGTTCATAGTGCCTGTGAAAACGTCCAGAGCCGTCGCTGGGTTCGTGGTCCCGACCCCCACATTCCCGTTCGCGTTGACAAATAAAGCCGTGGACCCGGTGGTCGTCTGGGCGCTGAACACGTTGCCCGTGCCGAACTGCCTCACGGTCAGTGCGTTCGATGAAACTGCATTCGCCGTGAGTATCGTTGCTGACGAGTTTATCAGGGTCGGAACGGCCGTCCCTGAGTTTTGATTAAAGCTCATCGATTCCTATTAGGGGGCTAGATTTGTTTAGAGTCCATAAAGTCAATGGAACTGGGCGGAGCCCGACTCCATTGAGTCTATGAATTTACTGAAAGTCCCTTAGGCCTCCGGCGCCGGGGGCTGACGCCCTGTGGATCACAAGTCCTACGGACTTGGTCTCTGGGGCCACTCGATCGCAAAAGGATCCGACTGAGTCGTCACATCACGCAACTGAGCACGGTACTGGACCCACTCGGGCTTGTTGGGGACCTCGTAGTCCGTGACGCTGCAGGTCCAGTCGGATTCGTACAGCTTCTGGCGCTGCTGGGCTCTCACCGAGGTCCACTGGGCGCTAAATTTTCACGCCTCCTGAACCGGCCCAGTTGCAGGGACCTCGGTGACGACCGGTGGCGGGGGTGCGTAAGTCCACGACCCGTCCTCGTTCATGACCGAGCCTGGGGTCAGGTCGTCGGGACACGCGACCCATACGAGCGAGGGGTGGAATCGGCCTACGGGGTCGATGTTGGTCAGCTCGACGGCGACGTTTGATTCGAGACGGGTCCAGTGCATTTTACTATGTGGTGATAAATTTAATACTCGACGATGACGAGGCCGGCGCCGCCGCTTATTGCATTGCTGCTCCACAGTCCACCGCCGCCTCCAGGGAAAGTCCCGTAGTAGGTGCCGGACTGTGCTCCACCGCCTACACCGTTTCCGAAATAGCTCGCGTTGGGAGCAGGGACAGAGGTTACAGAACCCTGGTTCGAAGCTCCAAATATCGCATTAGTCGTCGGCAATCCAAAAAGGTACCCAGTACCTATTTTATCAAGGCCATTGGCTGGAGTTGACATTGGGGAAATAGAAAAAATCCCCCCGTAATCATTAGTAGTACCCGAAAACGGCATGAATAAGTTACCAACATGACCCCCATTGGTAGAGCCATATGGTCCACAACCATACATGTTCACGTCTCCCCCGGAACCAAGACCACCAAAAACCGACCCACCGCTGCCGGCATTTCTTCCGCCCGTCGCCGAAACGTAAGCCCCGAATGAAGACGTACCACCGGTTCCTGGGTTAGAACCCCCTGAACCGCCATCACCTATAGTTACAGTAATATTAGTACCTGGTGTTAAACCGGTAATGGTTTTGATGGCAAATCCACCACCAGCACCCGAGTAGTAGCCGCCATTATAAAATGACGCACCTCCTGCACCCCAAACACGTACACGGACCGTCGTTATACCAGATGGAACCGTCCACGTGACAGTACGAGTTGAACCCTGGCTGCTTATCGATAAAGGCAGAAAATAAACAACGTTCGAGTAAATTAGACCAGTTCCAATCTGAGCACCGCTATTCGTAACGACCGGAAACGACATCTTCTATAAAGTCTACTGAGAAAAAATCAGATGCCGATCGCCATCCAGTTTGCGGCCGCGCCTGATAACGTGAATGTAGTAGCCGTTGTTGCCGAGACGTACGCTACCGTCGTGCTCTTCCCGGTTACCATGACGGTCGGCGGGTTTGTAAAAGGCACCGGGAATGTAACGGTTCCTGTAGACGAAGCCCCGCACTGAATCTTAACACCCGAAGATATTTGATAATTAGTCGTGCCAGCTGTGGACCAATCGGTTGCGGACCCTCCTTGACGCCACGTGACTGGCGCGATGACGCCGCCGCCGACCGTGAGACCCCCGCCGACTGTGAGATCCCCGCCAGCCGTCACAGCGCCCGTCGACTGAACTTTGAACAGTGACGTTCCGTTATAAGCCTGCACGTGGATCATGTCGGTCGTGTTCGCCGTGTTTGCGCCGATGTGCAGCAGGGCCGTGGGGTTCCCCATCTGGATGCCGACCATTCCGTACTGATTGAGTTGGAGGGTCCCGCCGGACAAGAATGAGGTTGTTGAATTTCTCGCAAAGTTCAAGCACCCGCCCGAATTCTGAATAGACCAGTCGACGGCTGAGGGCTGGCCGGTGAGCAAGGCGCCCTGGGGGAAGTTGATGTTGCTCGTCGTCGCGAGGTTTCCAGACACCTGGAGTCTGTTCAGACCTGGATTACTTGATGAACCGATACTCACGTTCGAGAGGTAATAAATGTTCGAATTGAGGGTCGTCCACTGCGAGGGCGTGACGGCCGTCCCGCCTTGGGTCAAGGATCCGGAAACGATGACGTTGCCCGCGTAGTACACGTTCGCCGCGAACACGTTACTGGACATCGCGTTCTATTAGTTGTGGGGAGAAAAACTTGTTAGATCCTAGTACCAGTATGTCCAGTCTCCCAGTGTTCCGTCTCCAGTCGCTGGCCACCATGCCCAACGTGACCGCCCGGGACATTCGCAACTACTTTCGCCTGAAAAACAAGTCCAATCCCGAGGCGAATGCTTTCAGGCGGCGAATGGGCCGGCTCCTGGGCTTCCCGGCGAACGTGACCCCGACGTGGGCCGCGATAAAGGTCCAGGCTGGTTTCGCGCCTTTTGCGAGAAACGTCGAGACTTTCACGACGCGACTCATAGGAACCGGCGGGCGGGGCCATCGTAACGCCCAGGGTGCGACTCGCTGGCCTGGCGGCAATCCGTACACGTATTTCAGCGGGCCCGTGGTGAATCGGCGGCACAACATGAGCCCGTGGGCCAGCGTGTTCCGGGCCGCCCCGCCCCTCCGCAAACGCGCGGGATTGATCGCCTACGGCCTGACCCGCCCACCCCACAACGCCAACGGCGCACAGGGTCGCGTCCCATTGAACCGAAACATGGCCAAGATGATCGGCGAACTCGTCCGTACGCTGGAACTCGGAAACGTCCGGCGCTCACCGCGCTCACCGGTCCCGGGGGCGCTTCGGGCCCCGTCACCTCCACGGGCGGCGTCACCTCCTCGGCGTCGGAGCGTGAGAACTCGGTCGGCGAAGCGGTGAAAGGGTTATTTTAGAGGCTCTGGGGGTGGGTGGACGATGTGTGCCCGGCACAGGGTCCGGCCTCCCCACCGGAGTTCACTGCATCCTTGGATCACACACTCCATTTCTAAAATACAATTCTCTTTTTTAAGACTGACTTTATGACAAAAATGCCCGACGAAATTTCTTAGTCCGTGTCCGGGTCCACGTAAGCATCGGGCCTCCCTGCAAAGATCTGAGGCGGGGTGACCATGCCCGACGGGCCGTCTGGGTCGGTCCCGGCCGGTACGAACTTGATCATTTTTTTAAAAAGAGTTTTAGTTTTTTAGATGAGTTTGGGACAAAAAGACCTGACGAAATTTCTTAGCTCCCGGACCTCCATAAAGCCAATGAAGCTCCACACCGTGGGTTCCATTGGGTCTATGAATTTTCAAACAAAATTAAACACCCGGGGCCTCCACGACGGGCTCCGAGACGACCGGAGCCTCCACGACGGGCTCGACGTCGGCGTGGGTCAAGAGACTCGAGAGTCTGGACCCAGTGACGGGGGTCGGCGGGATCTGGGTGGGATCCAAAGGCCACTCCGGAGCCGTGGGGTCCTGCGTCTCGTCCGGCAGGTCGCGGAGCTCCTGACGGTACGACGCCCACGCATCCTTCTTCTCCTGGCTCATGGGTGAATCGGGCATTTGTGTAAAGTCCGAGTCGCGGAGGAGCTGATTGCGGTGGGTGCGTAGTGCGGTCCAAGCGGCGTCGATTTTGGCCTGAACCTTGAGGGGGTCTTGGGCCAAGGTGACGGTTCCCTCGTCGTCCTGCACGCCCTTGACGGCGTCCCAACTCAGACCCTCTGGAACCTCGAGGCGGATCCCGGGAGTCACGGGAACGTAGGGGCTGTCGCTAAAGTACCAATCAGAGACGGCAAGGGTATTTGAATCCAAAATTACGATGACTTGGGTCATTCTACTCTAGGCAGGGAAGTTTCTAGAGTTCGGCACTGAACGCCAGGAACCCTGAAGAGTTGGCGCCGTACAGAATCACGGCACCACCAACGGTCGGAATGGTCCCCGAGTTACCGGTCTGAAACCATACGAGCTCCGAACTCACATAGGGCATGGAAAATCCGGTAATAGCGTAACCAGTCCCACCTTGAACTAGAGTATAATTTCCAACCGCGGTGTTGCTAAAGGCCGTGGGACCAACGCGCATACTGACTTTGAGAGGGATGGCGAACTGAGCAACCGTTGCCGAGCCGACATGACCGATTCCCAAAATGCCGTTACTGACTCCCGACCCACCGCTCGTGTTGTAAAGCTGATAATACCTCTGACACAGCGCCAACTCCTGAGCGTAATTTCTGAACTCGAAAGGGGTCGCGACCGTGCCCTTCTCGAGCTGGACGCCTGTGAGATCGATGGATCCGGGCTGGCCATAGAAATTGACGACGTTGCCGGCTGGAAGGAAGGTCTTGAAGTTCGCACCAGTAACAGCTTGCCAACTAAAGTCACTCGCGACTTTACCTGTGATGGCGTACCCGCGTTTCATAAACGTGATTTTGAGTCCAGTCGATGACGTGGTGGGCCACGACGACCCGTTCGGTGGCGGAGGAATAGTGAATGTGTAGTATTGCCAAGTGCTCGTATTGACAGGGAAGATGACGGAATAGAGATAAGTTTCCGACCCAAAAGCGTTATTGGTAATATCAAAATAGTGGTTTCCAGCCACCGAACTGCGATACCAGAAGCTTACCGTGATAGGAGAACCGTACGATGTACCC